TCGTCCAATCTCATTGAGTGTCGATGGTCGAGAGTTTGCATACGCTACAGGAGACGATTTGACTTCATACCAGAAAGATAAAGATTTTACTTACAAACGCATGAGAGGTATTAAATAATGGCTGTGTTTCAATTCAATGGATACGATTTGAACGATTACTTTAAATTAATCAAAGTGTCGCACGAAATCGGGAATGAACGCAACATAACGACGGATTCAGCCCCTAAAATCGGGGTCAACATTCAACAGGTTGCGTTTGGCGCAAAAAAAATCAAGCTGACAGTAAGCTTGGCGACAAGACATCTTGAAGATATTGCTTTCGTAGACCCGAACGAGCCAGCCAAAGTTGATACTGGCATGTTTTATCGTGTCAGGGAGCAAGCAGCTAGAGTGTTGCATTCTGATAAACCTGTTAAGTTGAGATTACCAGATGAACCAGACAGATACTATTTAGCCATAGTAAAAGGGGATGTTAGTTTAAAAGGCATTTCCGACTGGTATGACCAAGCTGAAATTGAATTCATGGTCCCAGATGGAGTCGCACATTCAACTACATATCGAAGTTTCGAAACCCCTAAAACAGAAAACGGCAAACTAGTATTTGACCTTGTCAACGACGGATCAGTTGATGCGCATCCGATAATTACAGTGAAGCACAATAGTGAGAATGGCTATATCGGATTAGTTAACAGTAGCGGTATTTTAGAGCTTGGTGACAGGCAAAAAGGGGATACAGAGACTTACAAGCAGTCAGAGGTCTTGTTTGATTACGCTTCATCTAATGGACAACACAGAATCCCTAACGGATTGTCACAAGGTTTGAAAAACGTTGGTATCACGAATGATAGCAACGATACCAGACCGAACGGCACGCTTTACATCGACAACGCTTGGGGTCGCCCCCACATTGCGTTGCAGAGCGGTCAGACAGCGTCGGTTACATTTGATATCCCAAGGGATTCCAGCGGTGTAAAAGGCGCTCTGTACGAGTACTTCTGGTGGAGACAAATTTTTTGGTTAGGCTCTGCAGATCAGATGGGTTATTTGAAAATTAGTGTCACAGATGCAAGTGGCACTTTTTTGTATGGGGTTGAAACCTACAAACGTGGTAGCGGTCTTGGTTGTGAATACAACTTTCTAGCCAGTGATGGCAGGGGCGGTTACCGTTTTGTTGACAGAAAGCAGTTTCTAGGGACGCACATAGAAGAGCACAACCCATTTAACGAACCTAGAGGATGGTCAGATATCCAACGGTTTGACGACGTCGTTCAATTTTATTGGTGGGGGTCTTACCCTAGATACACTATCCCTGAAATCAAAGGTAAGAAATCGGATAAAATCCACATTATCTTCAGCAAGATCGGGAACGCACCGCAAGTTAGCCACATGTACTTAGATGATTTTATTTATCGGAAAGACTATGTCGTAGGGGTCCGGAAAGTTCCCAATCGTTATAGGGCTGGTGGAGAAGTTGTGATAAACAGCGAGAACGACACTGTACTAGTAGATAATATTTCGAAAATTGTTGATGTTGTGCAAGGCTCTGACTTCATCACAATTCCTCCTGGCAAGTCTCAACTCGAAGTTTATTGCTCAAGATGGGTCACGAACAAGCCCTCTGTGTCTGTAAAATTTGAAGAAAGGTATTTGTAATGCTATTAACGATTCACGACGCCAACTTACAAAAGATTGGCTTCATTGATAACGAAAAACAAGAAACGTTAAACTTCTACGACGATACTTGGACTCGCAATCTTGAGACGGCATCTAGCACGTTCGAATTTACCGTTTCAAAAAAGGAATTGCTTAGCGATACAGCAAACCAACCGCTTTACAATCAACTAAACGAACGCTCTTTTATTTCCTTCAAACATAATGATCAAACGTACTTGTTTAACATCATGAAAGTCGAAGAGAATGAGCGATGGGTGAGATGCTACTGCGAGAACCTGAATCTTGAGTTGATAAACGAATACACGAATGCTTACAAGGCTGAAAAAGCTATGTCTTTTGCAGAATACCTCAATGCGTTTGATATTCCTCAGTTTGCGATGGTGACGCTCGGTGTCAACGAGGTCTCTGACCAGAAAAAAACACTTGAGTGGGAAGGACAAGACACGAAATTGGCAAGGTTGTTGAGCTTGGCTAATAAATTTAATGCTGAAGTTGAATTTGTGACTAGACTTAACGACGACAGCTCTATTAAACAGCTCGTCCTGAACGTTTACCATCAAGCGGACGATTCACACACTGGCGTAGGTCGAATTCGTAGCGATATCCGTCTGACGTTTGAAAAAAATATCAAATCGATGACGAGGAAGGTTGATAAAACCGAAATTTATACGATGATTGTTCCGTACGGCAAGGCAAAAGAGCAACCTGAGAATGGCCCTGAAGTGCGAGTCTATATTGGTGGTCTTCCAGCTTGGGAAGAAAAGAACGATAAAGGGATTGTTATCTTCAAGCAAGAGGGCAATTGTCTCTATGCACCTCATGCAGCCAACTTGTACCCTTCGACTTTTGGGGCTTCGACTCAAGACAATAAGTGGATTCGAAAGGATTTAGAAGTTGACAGTGATGATCCGAAAGTTATCCGTGCTGCAGGGATTGCGAATTTGCGAAAGAATGCCTATCCAGCTATCACTTACGAAGTCGATGGGTTCGTTGATGTTGAGATTGGGGATACTATCACAATTCACGACAAGGGCTTTGTTCCATCACTCGACGTAAGGGCTCGTGCTATTGAGCAAAAGATTAGTTTTAGCAATCCAGCAAATAACACAACGACTTTTGGTAATTTCAAGGAACTTGAAAATAGGACATCGGGAGACCTTAGAACCGTCTTCGAACGAATGGTTGAAAACAGTAGACCTTACAGCATTCTTTTTTCAACAGATAACGGCGTTATCTTTAAAAACAATACAGGGCAGTCAACATTACGTCCAACGTTAAAGCGAGGGAATCAGATAGTTAACGCAACCTATCGATTTGTAATTGATGGCTCTATTGTTGGAGCTGGGCTGACTTACACAGTGAGCGCAAGCAAGATTACTAAACCTACCGTAATCACAGTATCAGCTTGGGTTGGAGAGAAAGAGGTTGCTAGTGACGAGATTACATTTGTCGGTGTTTCTGACGGCTTAAACGGCCGAGATGGTCGAGATGGTATCGCTGGAAAAAATGGCGTTGGGATAAAAGGTACGACGGTTCTTTATGGGATTTCAGCGTCAGATAGCATTGCACCCGGAACATGGTCTCAAACACCTCCGAAATTAATTCAAGGCCAATGGCTTTGGACAAAGACCATCTGGACTTATACCGATAATACAAATGAGACCGGGTATCAGAAAATCTATATTGCCAGAGATGGCAACAGTGGTGTTGATGGCATCCCGGGTAAAGACGGTGTCGGTATTCATAGCACCGCAATCACCTATGCTAAAGGGGTATCTGGGACAGTCCCACCAACAACTGGTTGGGTTAGCCAAGTACCTAGCGTACCAGCTGGGCAATACCTCTGGACTAAGACAGTCTGGAGCTACACAGATAACACTAGCGAAACTGGATACTCGGTTTCAAAAATCGGGGAACAAGGGGCTAAAGGCGATAAAGGTGACACTGGGCCTAAAGGCGACCAAGGGATCCCCGGCATTAAGGGTGCTGATGGTAAAACCCAGTACACCCACATCGCATACGCTGACACGGTGTCTGGTAGTGGTTTCAGCCAGACCGATACTGACAAGGCTTTTATCGGTATGTACCAAGATTTCAGCACTACGAATAGCCGAAACCCACAAGATTACCGGTGGAGTAAATGGAAAGGTAGTGACGGGCGTGACGGTATTCCGGGCAAAGCTGGAGCAGACGGACGAACACCCTATATCCATTTTGCTTATGCGGATAGTGCCGACGGTCGAACTGGTTTCAGTCTAACGCAAGATGGCACCAAGCGGTATCTGGGTATATGTACCGACTTCGATAAAGCGAATAGCACTAACCCAGCCGATTATGCATGGAATGACACTGCTGGTAGTGTGTCTGTTGGTGGTCGCAATCTCTTAAAAGGCTCGAAAGGACCTTTTAAGCCGGATAAAAAACCAGCGAATTTTGATAATTTTGTTCTTTACAAAAGCGAAACTTCTGTCTACTTAGAGCAAAACCAAAAGTACCTTGTTAGCGCAAAATCAGACGGTAATTTTACTGCGTTTCACAATGGAAACGCTGAGAGCGACAATGTGACACTCTGGTTAATGGACGATAAAATCCAAAATTATCAGATTGTATCTGATTTAAAAACAGGGACTACAGGAACGCAGATTACTTGGGTTAAACCAACAGGGAACTATCATCTACGTGTCAACACATATCACAAAACGGCTAGCAAATCTGTTTGGGAAGTAAAAATCGAAAAAGGAACAGTCAAAACGGACTGGACCCCTGCGATTGAAGATGTACAGGATGACATCGATTCCAAAGCCGACCAAGTTTTGACACAAGCACAGCTCAATAGGCTCAACGAAGTTAATTCTGTGGTACAAGCCGAGCTTGAAGCCAAAGCATCTCTTGACACGCTCAACCAATGGGTCAAAGCCTATCAAGATTTCGTTAATGCAAATAACGCTAATCGGGCGCAGGCTGAGAAGAACTTGGCTGACGCAAGCGCCCGTGTGGCTAAGCTAGAAAACAATCTAGGCGACATGTCAGAGCGCTGGAACTTCATCGACAGCTACATGACCTCATCAAACGAAGGGCTTGTCATTGGTAAAACCGATAACTCTAGTTCTATGCTGTTCAGCCCAAATGGACGCATTTCAATGTTCTCGGCCGGTAATGAGGTTATGTATATTTCACAAGGTGTGATTCACATCGAGAATGGTATTTTCTCTAAAACTATTCAGATTGGTCGCTATCGAGAGGAACAAGATTTCATCAATCCAGACCGTAACGTTATCAGATATGTAGGAGGTAATTAAGTATGTCAGAGTTTTGGTCTAACAATGACCGTGGTTATCGCATCCGATTATGGATTGACCAAGTCGGAAAGAGTGACGTAAATAACACTAGTGATGTGCGTGTTCGATTAGCATTGCTGAATCAAGGTTGGACGTTTGCAAGTTATCAATGTTCTGGGTATGTTGATGGTTTTGGTCAACGAATTGACTACTCTGGAAGCCCAGCGATGCTTAGCCAAAACTCAGAAATACAGTTGATTGACCGCACAATCACTGTAAGGCATGCTGATAATGGGTTTGGTGTCTTCGGTGTGCGTGCACATTTCAATGGCTCAGGTGGATACAGCCCTGGGAACCTAGACATCAGCAACCAAGATATAACACTGACGACGATTCCAAGAGGAAGTTCGGTGAGCGTCGCGGAAGGATTCATTGGCAATCAGGTAGATATCACTATTGACAGAAAATTAGCTGGTGCTACGCACACGCTACGCTATGCGTGGGGCAACAAGCAAGGTAAAATTGCTGATAATGTTGGGACATCGTTTAAGTGGACAATCCCAGCGGATTTCGCAAACGACATACCGAATGCAACAACTGGCCGAGGTACTATATATGTCGATACTTATGTAGACGGCAAATTGATTCAGACGCAGTCAACAACACTAACAGCAAGCGTTGTCACAAACAACATGAAGCCATCGTTCACTGGATTTATTTTGACAGACACGAATGCGACGGTTCAAAGGATAATTCCAGAGCCAACACATTTCGTGTCCATAATGTCACTTGTGAAGGTTGTCTTCAACGGAGTGCAAGCAAAGAATGGGGCTACAATAGCTGGGTACTACGCTGAAATTGTTGGTGCTAGCAATTCTGTTTCAACGAATGGTGGGGTATTCCGTGAGGTCGCTGTAAACAAAGACACTCAAATGACTTTGAGAGGGAGAGTTCAAGACTCTCGTGGGATTTGGTCTGATTGGAAAGAGGTAAAAATAACATTCTTATTCTATTTCAGCCCAACGCTGAAATTTGAGGTTGTCAGAAGTGGCTCGAAGTCAGATACACTAACCATCAAGAGGTTCGCTAAAATAGCACCTCTTAGCGTTAATGGTGTTCAAAAAAATACCATGAAGCTGACTTTTACAACGGCAAAAGTTGGAACAAGCAATGTTGTAGCGGATAATGGGCAAGCTGGTGGTGAATGGTCAAGTATTTCTGAATTCAAAGCCTCTAACGCAAATCTGGGCAAAGAATATCCCGCAGATACCTCATTCATAGTCACAGGCAAACTAGAGGATAGATTTTCGCCCTCGGAATTTCAAGCTACAGTGCCGACTGATAAAACTATCATGACCTATGATCAACAAGGCGTTGGTATTGGTAAATACCGTGAAAATGGGGCGCTTGATGTCAATGGATTAATTTATTCAGGCTCAAAGCCAATCCAGCACCACCGACTTACAGAAGTTCGAGGTGCTGCGATTATTGAATATAACAACACGAACCTTGACGATTACAGAACGACGGGCTTCTTCTCAGTAATGAGTACGATGAAGAACTATCCTATCAGCAAGCCTAAACCTACAGAACAAGTAGGGTTCTTAGAAGTGATAGAGGGGCTGGGCGGTATCCATCAATCACTGACAACAAGTTCTGGCAGGTTCTTCAAGCGCACTCTAACGCAGAATACAATTGGAAATTGGGTTGAGTTTGTGCGAAGTAATCAACCTGCCGTAAAAAAAGAAATCCCGATAGGCTATGGTGTCAAAGCTAACATAGTACGACAAGGTAGTGTAGTAACCTTCAGCTTAATCAGAGGCATCCACTCTGTTGTCGAGGGAGAACGTAGAGAGCTGGATGAAAAAATTCCAAATGGGTTCAGACCTTGTGTGCAAACTCACTTGGTTGTCAACAAAAATGCAGCTAATGAGCACAAAGGATGTGCAGTGTGGCATCTTGAACCTGATGGAAGTATGTATTTTTCAAACCCAAGTTTTGGAGATGCAGTCTACACAGGAACAGTCACTTACATCACAGAAGACGAATACCCAGCGTTTGAAGAATAAAAAGAAAGGAAAATAATATCATGTCACTTAAAATTACAAAACAACGTACAATTAATGCAGAATTTAACGTCGTAGAAGAAGGGACTACAGTTCTGGTTAAACAGACATACATCAGCATTGACGAGAATGCGGTATCTAGTGTCCAAGAAAATCTTCTTAACGCTGAACTCTATGCTAAACACCGTCAAGAAATGCGTACAGACGAACGTGCATTGCGTGACTTGCGTTATAAAGTAGAGGATGAAATTTTGGCGGATACTACACAGGCGTAAAGCGTTTAAAAATGGGGGTTAAATAAATGTTTTAAGGAGCATTAAATGCACAAACCAGATGGCATCTTTGGCGTGTTTGAAGTCGTCAAAGATTTCTATGAGCATGGCATAGACGAACACCTCTGGGTGTTCCTACTCATGCTTGTTATCGTTGCTGATATCGTATTGGGCGTTTCAAGGTCATGG